CTTGGTGCTCAGAGCGAGCAACGGTATAACCAATGGAATCATCGGGTTAAAGGTGGGTAGGCGTAATTATTTGCGCCAAATATCAAAATAGTGCTTGCAATGATTAAGCAAAACGCTTAATATGTATTTATTGAATCAACCAGCGCAGAGAACGACACAATGAAAAACAACCAACTAATTATCCTTACAGAAGAAAACGTAACAGCAGAACTTGTTGACCTAGCTCTTAACTCTACAAAGGGCGTTCATTGGGATAGCTCAAGCTCAGTTGTTAGCAAGATGGTTGCAGAAGGAATGGACAGAATCTTAAAGAAGCTAAGATGAGCAAGTTAACAAAAAGCCTCGGCATATCAGGAAATCATTTCTTGGTGTGGCGGGGCGGTTCGATTATAGCGGTATTTGTGAGTGAGGCTGATTGCGATGAATACATCAATATGGCACATAAGGCTGAGGAAATAACATGACCCTACCCGAATACATCAATCAATATTACAACTCTAAGGCAGAATTTGCGAAGGCTCAAGGCGTTAAAGTGCCTCAAGTATATCAGTGGATAGCGAAGGGCTTTATCGTGGAAGGTGGCGTATTGTACTCGCCTAGAAGGGAGCTTGTGGAGGTGGTGAAGTGAGTAAATCTGCCGCGCCATGTTCAATTTGCAAGGGTGTTCGATATTATTGAACGAGTTTAAAATTGAACTAAGCCGCCCTTAAGTGTCTAGCCGCTAGGCGTTTAAGCCAAGTGGATCGCTCGTAAATGTCGGGATATTTTTTCTGCATGAATAGGCTAACCGGCATACCTTCGTATTTCCGGCAAAGGTAATCGAAGCTCACCTCCATTAAATCATAATCGCCTTCAAAAACCTCATGTTTAATTATGATCCCACGCCGATGACCGTTGCCCTGATAGCCTTTATATTCTTCGTCATGCAAATATCCAGAGCCATGAATTAAGCCCCTAATTATGCGCCCATTGTTTAATTCTCTAAGCCCTGTTTGATAGGTTTGTTGATGCCCCATTGTAAAACTAAAACCTATATTCTTGAGCTTGGTTAAAATCGACTCGCCGCCGTATGGTCTACCGCTCATAGGGTTGTAAAAATAATGAGCATAGTGAACACCGTCAATCTCGACAGGCTTTAAAAAGTCGTGAACCGTCCAGCCTAAATCCGCATAATTGAGATTATTAATAGACAGAAATCCGTCTAGTTTTGCGTCGCATTCTGTTGCTATGTTAATGCGGTTTTCGTGATTACCAAGCGTGAAGTGTAGCTCTGGTGAGTAAGCGTCCGTGATAGGCTTTGTGAGTAGCCGCATCGCCTTGTTTGCCGCATCTAGGTCATTGATAACCCTGCGCCCCTCGGATGCCTTTTTGCCCCTGTCATAAGAGCTTAGGCTTTCCATGTCGGCATGATCGCCTATGTGTACTATTACGTCTGGTCTAATCTCAGCTAGATAATGCCCGATCCATTCTAGGTGATCCGTCGGTGTATCTGGTGTGACTTGCGTGTCTGGTATCATTGCGTGAACCCTACCAACGCCTGACGACTTAACAACGCCTGAACCAGCCCAACTGCACGATAAGCATTTAAAACGCTGTGAAGCCCCTGTGAGCGTCTTACGCCTGCCTTTTTTGATTAGATCGAAGCTCTTACACTCTGGACATACTACGTTTTCACCTTGAAATATCATTATCTAACTCCGCAACCTTTAGCAGTCTGATAATCGCGCTTATTCTGTGCGTTGTATTATCTTCTGAGTTATCGTTATTTATTAACGACTGGTTTAAGTGTCCTAGTGCTTTTCTTAATTCTTCGTGATGTGGTTTGTATGTCAGCCCCTCGCCGTATTGGTCAGAATTAGCCGCAAGTGCGGATAAAACCTGTTTAGCCGCGTTCGGGAATAATTCGTCTAAGGTCATGCCGTAACCCACTGAATATTAGTGCGCTCGTTCGCTTGGCCCCGAACATCCCATTGCGGACTCCTGGTGTTAGTGCTTGCGATTAAACCAACTGGGTCGCCTTGCTGAATCCAATTGAGAAACTGCCAGCCCTTTGGCCTTCTTGGCTCGCCTATTACGCTGTACTCAAACATAAACACATACCATTGCTTAGTTTCACGGTCATAGCTAACAATGCCGTGAGTACCATCAATTTTACGCCCTGCCTGGTAAGTCTTACCCGCCCACGTTCCCGACTTACTGTGGCGTATGGTGTGGCTGCTAATTCCTATTGATGCGCTCTGAATTGTGGAGGTCTTTTTATATCTGAATGGGTTACGAGTGCCGCCGTATACAATGCAAGTAGACTGGTTGAATGTATTACGGTTAATCGGTGTTCTGTCTAACGGTGGTGACTGTGGAGGCGTAGATTGCACCAAAGTCTCTACAGCGCCTAGAGCAACACGATCCTTGCAAATATCCATGCCGTTCTGGATGCCGTTGAATATCCGCGCTATGTCTTTCTCGAAACCTAAGTCTTTGGCTACACAAAGAACGTCGGCTATTCGCAAGACTCCAGTGTTGTCTTTTATTCCAGCGTTTAACTCCTGGTTGCGCTTTAGAATTTCAGGGGTATTTGCCATATCCCACGCCTTCAAATCACGATTGCGGTTTATAAAAGTGTGCGTGTCTTGGAATGGTGGCGGTAGGTTGCTACGCTTGATTAACTCATAGTATTCAGTCACCGCGCCCGACCTGTCCTGCAATCGATCTAAAACGTACTTAGCAGAAACATAGTTAATCTCTTCGTTCCAAGTATGCTCGAGCAATCGAGGCAATCTGATGTTGTGGATATGTACGCTATCATCCTTGAAGGCTCTAGCCACATCACCCGCAGGCGAACCGAGATAGATCTTAAATATGCCCTTCTTGCTATGCTCGACAATCGCATCGCTTAACTCAGACTTTGCGCCTAAGTATGTTGGTGCGCCTTCGAGTACTGGCACATTTAAACATAGCTCTTTAACTGCGTTAATGGTGGGCTGCTTATTAACGCCATGCTCACCACATGACACACCTATAAATGCTGGTTTAGTGCCTGTCTCGGATATTAGAAGATATAATTGCGCCTGAACGTCCTGTGCCCCATTAGTCTCACGCCCTGCCGCCACCTCTGGCGTACATTCATCAATGATGCAATAGTTGCCCACTGGCAAATCTGCTATGGCTGGAGTCGGTGTAGGTGTCTCGCGTTGGTTGAACTTCTTACGCTCTTTGCGGTCTTTGCTTGCCTTAACAGCCGCGCCGATTAAAAGAACTAATATAATCCCAATGACTACTTCCAAATTTCCCATAATCGTTTATTAACCTTTTTTTCGTTTTTCTGGATGCGCTCGAAATCTAAATAGAGTAATTCGCGGTCGGCTATACACTGCGTCAATGCGATGGCTAGGTCTGTGGTGGTGGGATTCTGGTTTATCAGAATAGGTTGATATGGTTTGGTGGGTTGTAGGTCTTTAGTCAGCTTTGCGCTGCATCCCGTTAATGCGCTCAACCCAATCATTAAGATTAGCAGGGTCAATACTTTTAATCGTTTCGGTAACATTGTCATTACTCCGGTTTAATTGCGTGAGCTTGTCCTGAGCCGCCGCCCTGTAAATCTCACACTGTCGCGCTAATTCTTGCCGCTCACGGTAGCCTTGAAAGTCGTTGTATAGGTATAAAGATACCCCAACGAATAACAGCATGGCTATTGGGTTAATCTTGCCGCCTGTCGTGAATAGGCTTATTAGCATTTGCATTACTTAGCCACCCTCAAAACAAAAAGATGCGCTAGAGCTAAAGCCTGTACGAAGTATTGAAGTTTACCCACTGGAATTATCAGCACCGATGCAACCAGCAAAGCGATTGTGAGGTAGGTCTTAATGCCGCTTAACACTTGCGCGTCATACTTGTATAACAGTCTTCTAATTGATGCGGTCATAGTGTGTAGCTCCGTTTATCTTCTTGTGCGCCTTGAGTATCTTGCCGCGCTCTATGTCTAAGTGTACCCACCGCCCGAACTCGTCTATTAGTGTGCGGTATGGGATAACGTGCTTTACCGCTTCAATGACATCGTGTGGAGTCATGCCGTCAACGTGAAAATCTACAGCTAAACCCTCCATGTGCTTAGACGTTGAGCTACCTCTAACGGCTGTATTAAGCGCCTCACATCGAAAACCTGAGCTAACCATCACTGGCTTGTTGATAGTCGCCCTTACAGCCTCTAGCACCGTACAAACCCGCTTTAAATTGATTATTTGCTCACTGTTTGGGCTGTTGTCAATTCCATGACGTTCTGCCGTTTGGCTTATTGTTAATTCCTGAAGGGTAAAGTTTGGAGTAAGGTTCATAACCGTTCCTCGTAAAGAACGTCAACAACAACAAAAGCGCAATATGTCGCTAACATCAGCACACCCAAAAAAAAGACCACCGCTAAAAGCAAGTGGCCGAGAAGGTGCAGGGCTTGGGTCATTATCCGTCCCTCGATTCCATCTCGAAGCGTTTGCGTTCCAGTTTAACCAAGTTATACTTATGCCAGAAATTCACTCCAGCACCAAAAAGCGCCAGAACAAAACCGCCGATTGCTAGTATTTCCGTTAAGGTTATCCCGCCCACTACCCCAATGGTTGCGCCCACCCAGCTTAAATTCTGAGACTGTTCTAAAATCTGATCTTTCATAAAAAAACCCTAACATGGGCGGTTATTGAGACATAAAAAAAGCCGCTAGTGCGGCGCGTATGGTGTATTATTGGTAAATGCTTAAAATAAAGCCCTCACACTGGTTTAATTACGTTGGTATTCCTGCAACTATTATTGCTTGTATAGCGTTCTTCATTACCGGTAATGAAAGTTACGGAATGATCGGAGCTGGCATTGGTGGTTGGCTTGGTGGTTCATACCTAACGCTAGAAGCCGTTTATAAGAAAGTGTATGGCAAAAACCCCACTTCAAAAGAAGTCGATGAAGGGTTGGATAAGCTATTCGGCAAGTAATGTTCTCAAGGCTTTAAGCCTAGTGTCATCGTCTCGCGTCTTAGATAGAGCCTTCATCACCTTTTCACCGAAGAATGTTCTAGGCTCGGATACAGCCCTAGCCGTTTGGCCTACTGCGCTCTCTGTAACGCCCTGGAGTGACGTTCTAGCCTGTGTAGGCAGTACGCGCTCCATTTCATTAGCAAACACAAGCAACGTGTCTAAATCATCGCCAAACTTGCCGCCTGTAGCTGTAGCAACCTGATTAAGCCCAGAATAAGCGTCATCAACACGCCCCCCGCTCATGGCATTGCTTGATATCCTTCGCGCCAATGTGCCTAAGCTCTTGTCGAAGTTATCACTAGCCGCATTGCTAGACTTACCTATTAGTGAATCAACCTCGCTTAAAGCGTTCTTTGTTGTGGCGTAGAGTGTATTAGCGTCATCATAATCAGGAAATCGACCGTCCAGCATTTCGTCCATGTTATGCCGTAGTCGCTTGATTAGGTTCTCGGCCTGCTTCTCTGCGCCTGTCTTGTTGCCCGCGCCATAAGTAACATTATTATCTATGTATCGCTTGAGCCTGTGAACATCGTAAGCGTCTGGCGTTTTGGTGTCTGACATTCGCGTAACGACTCGATTAAGTATCTTTTGAGCGCCTGCTAATCCTTCAATGTCGGAGTCTTTAAAATCAAGCCTAATCTTTCCGTCCGTTTTCAGCTTTACGCCAATATCATCTAATTGCGAAACAAAATCATCTACAAAAGGAGTAACTTCTACGGCCTCACCTTTTAATGATTCTGCCGCCTTATCAATAGCCGTCCCCGCCTTACGGTTTACTTGCGTAACGTGCTTATAGCGTTGGGCTATCCGCTCGCCTATAACATTCAAAGGGCGCTCTTTAATGCCCACCTTTGGGTTATTTTTAGCCGCTCGATAAATGCCCACCATTTTACGCATTAGTGATTTATCAGTCTTTGATGCGCCCTTAACTACGCTGACCACGCCCTGATCAAATCCTTGATCTATTGCCTCAATAGCAACTCTGTCCTTAACAACCTTGCCGGACTCATTTAGGGCAAGTTTAGCCACACGAGAATCAGGGTTAGTTTCTAGCAGTCTTTTAAGTTGTGCGTTTTGCGTTATTTTTTCGCCAATCTTCTGAGCAACCTTGCCGCCCGCATAACCCAAAGCTAAACCAGTTACACCGCCCTTCGCCCCATCAACAACAACCTCGCCTAATGTCTCACCCTCAGAGAATCCAACGCCAGCCGCAGTACCCACAACACCACTAGCCTTAGCCGCTTGCGCCGCCATGCTGCCGCCCTTCATTATTCCAGTTTTAGCTAGACCCGCGCCGCCTGTAAGTGCGGCGCCAACCAAGTTAGCGCCTAACGCCACTCCAGGGTTTTCTTCTGCAAATTCTCTGTTAAACTCGCGTATCTCATCCCTAGCTTGCTTGTATGTCTTATTGCTAAACATAGACACTACAGCCGCTTGCCCTTCATCTGCAAAGCCTAGTGATGCGCCTTGAGCCGCTTGGCTAAGAATGCCTAGACCATTTGATGGTAAGTCCTCGTACTCATCTTTTGATAGCGCGCTAATACCTTGAGGCTGTACGCCGTAGGGGTTGCCCGCTTGCTGTGGCGTATTGTGTGGCTGTTCTTGCGGTATTAAATCATCAAAAGCACCAATGCTTGCCGTAGCGTCTGATTTAGGTATTAAATCATCGAAAGCGCCCATTTATTTAACTCCCATCTCTGCTAGTCTAGCCATAACCTGTTCTCTGTCAGCACCCGCCGCTATTGCCGCTTCTGCCTCTGCAATCAATGCCGAATTATCTACACCGCCTTCCACCGCTCTATCTATGATTACTTCATCAGGGTCAAAATTACGCTTTTCCGCCAATTGCCTAAATGTTTCAACACGCTTGTTGTAGTTTTTCTCCGCTCTCTTGTATAGTTTCCCCGCCCTGTTTACAAAATCTTTTCGCTGATTGGTTTCAAGCATTTCGCCGTTTATGACTTTATTGTATCGAGCAACAATCCCCTGAGGCACAGAGCCGGCATTTTGCGCTGTAGCAAATTCACCCTCTCTGACTGTTGAACCAGGATCTAGCACCTTCATATAGTTAAATATCAAAGCCATATCCCCAGCAGGGCTGGGATCTTCCGCAGAAGCCAGCACACGGCCATAAGCGTCATTTACAGCCATGAATGGCTTAGTTTCAGCCGCGAACTCTTTGCGTAGGGATTGCACATCCTTAAAGTCAGCCACACCACCACCTGCTGCTTCCAGTGCATCTTGTTCCTTGTCATACTCGAACTTTTCACGATCTAGCTGATCTTTTGCACTAATAGCTTCTGGAAGTGAAGCAACATTGCCCGCCATTAAGCCTTGAATCTCTAAGGCTTGTGCGAACTCATCGCCAGTTTTAACTAAAAGCCCCGCGAGTTTATCCACTGGCTTACCTTCTGCCGCATACTCACGCGCCTGCGTTCTGATGTATTCCTTAGTGCCTTCTTCGCCGAACTTTTGAAGAACACTAAGACCATTGCTAAAGAACTGTTGAGCCTGCGCCGCATCTTGAGCAAGTGCCGCTTTAGCTTGAGTGTCCGAAGTCTTAAGAACGTCTAAAACCATTTTTGCGCTTTCAGGGTCGTGCTTATTCATAAAGCTCAACTTCTTAAGCGAGTCAGGGTCGCCTAACATTCTCTGCAATCGACTGTTCTCATCAATGTTCTTTTTATTCTGGTCTGCCTGACTTGTCGCCTGCTCTATCTGTTGCTCTTTCTGCAATTCAACTTGAGCAGTTTGAAGCTGTGCTTGCTTTTCTTCTGTGGTGGGTTCAGCCGCTTCTGGCTCTGCAAGTAGCTCCTCCCGGTATTGATCAACCTTTTTATCGTTGGACTTATCCTTATAATGCTTGCCTATTGTCCCGATAGCTTGGCCTAACATTTGCCCCATCTCCGCGCCGCCTGATGGTAGAAAAGGGGCGGGTAATTTCGCTATATTTACTGCGCTAGGTGGTCTCATGCTGCTTCCCTCATTTCTTCTTTAATCTGTTTGTGTAGATTGCCATAATCAATTACCTTGTAATCCCCAACCATGCCCACGCAATCAGGATATTTGGCTTCGACTTCTTGAGCCTTAAACCCTGTCGTCATTTCCGTTCCGACCATGTCTCTAACTGCTGGTTTCCAATCCCATTCGTAAAGCGTTAAACCACCAACCTCACCGACTGGCTGCATGTTGTCTTTAAGTCTCTCGTCACTAAAGAAAATATTTGCTGCGGTTGATGCGGCAGACATCAACATTTGATTGTTATTTAGACGGTTTGCCATAATTGCATTAGCGCTGTTAATCATGCCGCCGCCAATAGCGTTAGCAGAACCCATAATTCCTTGAGCGCCATAGTAGGCCGCATTCATTACGCCTTGCGCTGCCGCCGTACTTCCCTGATTAATGTAGCTTGCCGACTGTGACGCGCCACTCATCATGGTGTTTGATGCGTTTTGCGCCGTACCTGTCAATATGTTTGATACGCTGCCCGCATACCCCATATTGATATTTGCTTGCCTTGCTGCCGCCGCTTGACCAACATTGACTTGATTAACTTTGCGTGAGTAGTCCTGACCTTCAATCGCCATTGCTAATTGTGTGGAGATGTCTGCCGCCTGTTGAGCAGCCGCACCGCTTCGCGTTAGTCCAGATTGACCCAAAGCGCCACTTGCCGCAGCCTGTCTATCATTTACTAAATCGCTATAAATGTCGGTGTCTGAAATCTTACGCAAACGATCTGCAAAACCCTCAAGCGTCGATGCCTCATTAACATCCTCAAGAAATCGAGTACCTGTCTCGACATACGGCGAAAGCATTTCTGTAGTCGTATCAAACTGCCGCTTCTGCTCTGCAATGGCTTTCTCTGATGCCTCAAACTGTAGATTAGCGCCATACTGTGACGCATGCGCAACCATTCCAGCGGCCGCAAATGCGCCATCTGCACCCATCTGAGCAGACCTTAACGCCGCATCCGACTGCATTTGAGCAATCTGCAAAGATGCGTCAGACTGTAGTTGAGCCGCTTCCGTTTGCGCTTTTGCTTGCGCTTTTGCTCCACTTGAACCCATTAGAGTACCCTCATAAATAAATTGCCACTGTCAAATTCTTGTCGTTCCATTCCGGCAGCCCTAGCCATAAAACAAGCCCTGTGATGCCCGCCCTCAATGTATGCATATACTTTTTTAAATCCCATCTCTTTAATCTGCTCAAAGTTAGCTAATAAGCCCTGTATAGGCTTCGCTGGTAGGTCTACAATCGCCGTATGTAAATAAACATGATCACCGTTAGGCTCGTAAAATATAAGCCCTTCACCGACCTTGTAATAGATAAATGACGGATTGGGAATAAACGCCTTTTTGTCGTTTTGCCCCTGCCATCTCCATACCTTAGGCTGTGTTAATATTTTTTTTATTCGCCTAAGCGAAAACTCGCGCTCTAGCATTAAAGTTCGCTAACTTGAAAAATCGTCCTATTTCCCGAAGTTGCTGAGGCAATGCTGCCCGATGTATCTACGTTCTCTACCCACATCTCAAGATAATCAGTGTTTACTAAGCTAACTACCTGATTCAGAGATAATGTTGTAACTGATGACCCCGCAGCCGTTCTGTAAATCTGACCGACCGCAGAACCATTTTTATACAAGTAGAGTCTGATACGGTCGCCGCTAGTCAGCCCGCCAAATCTAGCTCTAAGCCTTACGGAATAATACGCCGTTTTTGTCGATGTGAACTTATCTGATGCGAATAGTCCTGATGTATCCCAATCCTCAGTCCACCCGGTTAGCTTTTTCGGTGTTGCTGCTGTCAGTGACGATGAGCTGGTTAAGCCTGCACTGAATTGAGCCTTTGTAACACCCCCCAGCGCCGCCGCATCAACATAAGCCTTTATAGATTGCTGTGTCGCTAATTTTGTTGCGCTGTCAGTGCTAAGAGTATCCTCATCTAAAACAAAACCCATCCCAGTTGTAACGGTATCTGATAACATCACCGCGCCAGCCGCATTTACGTTAGTCGCGTCTGTTACGTCTGCGTTATTTTCTACCCCTGTCGCCGTAGAGTACCCCGCCACACTATGATCGCCCCACCCTTGCGCTGTATCAGCCTTTGCGCCCTGCGCCGCCGTTGCGTAGTCGGTAGCATCAAAAGCCTTAACTTGTGCAAGGTTAGTAACCTCGCTATCCATTAACGCGCCTGCGCTCGTTACGTTGGCTGTATCGGTTGCGTCAGCGCCATCCTCTACGTTTAAAAACGCCAAAGTGGTGGTTTTGTTCAAGCCTAACGCAATCGTGCCGCTAGTCGTCACTGGCGTGCCAGAATCCACCTCTATTCCATCAGAACCAGATACGGCAACGCTTGTGACTGTACCGCTTGAGCCAGCCCCTGCTGAATTAGCATCAACCGCTATTAGCAAGTCATCTAAGAACTTGTTCATGGGGTCGGTAAATACGACCTCTTTACCGTCCTTAGTCTTGGCTACAGTCTCTAAGTAATTAAGGCGCTGGCCTTGAATATCAGACATTTGCGTTTAACCCTGTGATCGTAAACGGTATCTCTGCGCTAGTCTCTAACGCTAACTGTAAGCATCCATTGGTAGGTGTCAACCCGCCTGAGAAGTTGTAGCGTATTCGCTCGGACTCGTCCTTATCGCCATAACTAATAGTCTGCGCTGTTGACCATGTACCGATTAATCCAGTCAAAGATAAATACATATTTAAATCGTCTGCTGAGTCGCCTGTAACAGCCGTCATGTAGTCGCCTCTTGCCCTGCGTGAATAGCTAACCTCTAGCGAATCAAAAACCGTATCTCTTTGCGCCGCATCGTTTAGCCCTAAGTAAAGGCCACGTGTGATTGATCTTTCTACTGATGCGTTAGTAGAGGTGTTTATACTTAAGTCTTTAAAGTTTTGCGTGGATAGAGGTTTTGTTTTTTCAAATATGCCTAAAAATGAATCATCATTCCTCATGTTGCCCGCGAATATCCATCTGCGGTCAAAGAATGTGGCGAACTGAAACTCAAAAGTAGGATGAAATCCAGCGTCTGAGACGCTGTCGTAGGCTTTGCCCATAGGTCTGCTGTGCCATTCATCATTATCGGAGTACTCCGCATTTATGTCTGAACTCAAGAACCCCCACTGATAACCGCCGCCGGACTGTTTCGCGTAAAGCGTAAAGTCGTCTGTAGTAAACGTGTATACGTTCTCGCCGCCAACAGGGAATGATTGCCCCCGCAAAACGCCCACATCGAAAAAAGAAGCCTCTGACGACCCGCCAGTACCAACACCATCACTTAAAGTAGACTGGCCGTTAAGTGTTATTTGGTTGACCATTAAGCTATCAACAACATACGGTGATATTTTATTAATAGAAGACCCGCTCATCTCATAAAACGAAGCTGCGCCGCCATTCTCACGACCTAAAAACAAAACCTTAGTCGATAACTTAATCATCCCTCCCAGATAACCTATAGGGATAACAGAATTTGAGACATTTATAAATGGCTGAGAAGCACCACCAATATTCCTAAACCTTTGTATTGACTCCTCACCAAAAACAAACAAGTCTTCACCTATTACGGCTAACGCCCTGTTTTTGTCCGGCCTAGCCTCTGCATCAAAAAAGTACAGCGCCGATACGTTACCAGGGTCATCAACCTCTGACCAAAAAATGCTCTCACCATCCGCAGTAAGCCAAACATACCGCCCGCCTAAATAGACTACATCCATGCAATCTGGAAGGTCTGCATCGGTAAGTTCTGAAATGTTCTGGCTAGAGTCTATAAAATATTTTTTAGTGCCTGTAGCAAAAGCAACGCCAGTGTAGCCCTCTGCCCATGCAATATCACCATCCCCAGGAATGGTAAGCCCCCCCGCCAACTGGAAAAGAAAATAGACCGTATCGTTTGGGGGGTTTAGGTCTGTAGTTGTGGTGTATTGGTATGCCGCATCACCAATAACCGTTAATATTTGGTTGCCTCCATAAACCATCAAGCATCTGCATCGGCCAGACAAGTTGTGTATTTTAGTTAAAGTGGGCAGCCCCCCGCCACCGGCTGCTGCGGTATAATCATCAACCAGCAAGCGCATAGGCTCACGCGAAACCAAAGCGCCCCCCACGTTATACATATTGTGGAGGTATGAAATAGACTCAGGCGTGTCTAAAGAGCCTGAGATCGTATCAGGTAGGGGTAGCATCATTTGCTAGTGCCTCGCCGTTGAAAAATGCACCACTAACACGACCGCCGCGAGAACCCTGCCCGCGAGGTAGTGTTTTAGAGGGGATTTTGTTAGGAATGTCATGTTGACGATACATCTTGCTCAAAGCCTCTCTGCTGAATGACGCTGGTGGCAGTAATTGCATGTCCTCTGGCTTTGCTCGTGCCGATGTAGCAAGGTAAGCCGCTACAAGGTTTACAAGGTTAAGCCTAGCAGCTAAAGGCTCGTTAAGCTCGTCTGAGGCAACCGTAGGCGTTGCTATTGTGGTAGTCGTTCCGCTAACAGTCTCCTCAAGGATAATGCCATTAACTCGCAGCTCCTCAAGAACTGAAATCAACACCTGTAAGCCGTTGGACGTAAGCGTTGCATCTGTGCTTAGAATAGACGAACCTCGCCCAATCGAGTCATAAGCGTCCTGTATTATCTCGGAGGCTAACGACATTATTTAACCTTTGTGACTTTCTTCGCCACCTTCTTAGAAACCTTTACAGGCTTCTCAATTATCTTTGCAGGCGCTTCTACTTCTTTGCGCCAATTATCTTTTAGAGCTTTATCTAGCTCATCAATATTTACTACCTTGTACCAAAGCTCACGACCGAACACTTTGCGTGAATGCCGTCTTGGTACGTCTGAATAAACTACTTGCATAATATTTACCCAATAAAAAAGCCCCCCATTTCTGAGGGGCTTCTGGTTTAAATTGCCGCGCCTTGTGACGGTAGCAAAATGCCGCATCGAAGCGGGTCAACAACATTAGGCTTGCACCATGTAGACAAACGATAATTGACTTGACCAGTTAGGGCAGAACCCTGCTTGATAAAGGCAACCTGAATGCCTGACTCTGTTGTGTAAGTGCTTAATACAACACCGGCAGAACCATCCAACGCTGACCAGTTAAGGTCTGATACATACAACTTGATCGCGTCCTTAGTGGTGAACACTGTAGGAGTAGAAGCCGCTGTATTAATCGGACTAATAACTGCCGCATTTGCAGGCTTTGCAGATACGTTTTGATACGCGCCACTCGCTACAATCGCAGGAGCAATAGTTACCGAAGTAGTGCCGCCGCCAGAGATAACTCGGAACGTCATAAGCTCTCCAGTATCTTCTTTAGACTGCAAGTTGATACGATTAACGCCAGCGATTGTAAAAGCATCGCCGTTAGTCAATGAGCCACTTGTGTTAGTCACTACAAGAACTTGTGAGCGAATGTCATCAGAGCTAGGCAATGATAGAGTCGTATCAGAGTTATACCCTTTAGGGTCTACGTCTTGGTCTGCACCATTAACCACCACAGTAGTAACCGCATCAGCACCAATCTGCTTCAAAGCATTGGTTTTGAATACGCGGAAATCACCGATAGAAGGTAATTCACCAGTCGCGTAAGTCATGTGGTCACGACTGTTATCAGTCGCTCGCATACCTAGCTGATTAGCAAGACCTAGCGAAGTGCGAGGAGCCATATACATGAATCGATCAGTGCCGGTAGCACCAACCTCATCAAGCATTGCACCCGCTTTCGCAAAGTGATCGTAGTCAGTTAATGCAGTAGTTTCTGCGCCAACCAAAGAACCCCAATCAACTACCTTATCCGCAATCTCTTTAGAGATATCAGACTGCAGCTTGCGAACCGCAGCGTCTACGTTATCAGTAACACGACGCGCAACTAGCGACTCGTTAACAGATAGCGCGAATGTGCCGTTTTTAATGTCACCCTCAGCAAGTGAGATAGGTACAGAAATGTCTGCAACATCATCAATGCTTGAAGTAACGTCTAAGCCTGTACTCGTACTAATTTGATTAGAGTAAGGTACACGCATGGTTTGCCCAGCAAGTGCAGAAGCACCTGAATCTGGTTTGAAAATATCGGCATTAGTAGCCATGATATTGTTGTTTTCGAACGCCTCACACGCATGTTCCCATGCAATTTGTTCAACACTGGTTAAAGAATTATCCATTTAAATTCACCTTGAATTATGCTTCCAGTTCCCGCTTTTTGGTCATAAATTCGTTCATTGTGATTTTGCCTGCTCTGCATTGATCGCGTAGTTTCTCAACTTTCGCCGCCGCATTTGCTACACCACTCAGCCCGCCTTTAATCGCTTCATCAGGTTCTGGTATTTGTTTAGTTTCTAGTTTTTTGTCTAAAGAATCAGCGTACCTAATTAGCTTTTGAAAACCCCGAATAGGGTCTGCTTTAATGCTTTTCTGCATGTCTGCGGCCTTTTCTAAATCACCGCCTAACGAATAAATCACATGCTCTGCATTATCAAAATAGCCAATTACTACGGTATAAAGCTCGTCATCAATTTCGCCCCTGACCTTTTCTTCAACTTCTAAAAAGTCATCAGCATTTAAAGACTCTGCCCGCTCATAATATGAGTCGATAGATTCCTGCTGTTGTTGTTGGGCAATCTTGACGTTCTCTTGCTGCTCAATACTTTGAAACTTGTTATCAATTAGCTTTTGAGACTCCTCAGTCGCCCGCTTAACCAGGTTAGACTCATACTTATCCATCGCGGATTCATAGCCGTCTGGGTCATCGTAATAGTCATCTGCTTTAGGTCGCGTAACGCTCTCAGGTGCTATAGGTGATGCCGAAAGTTTATAAAGCTCTTGCTGTTGCTTAAGTGCTTGTATCTCTCTCTGGCTCTCCTCTAGCTGTCTCTGTGCTTCTTGTTTCTCCTTCTTAGTTTGAACAAACTTTGCCAACGGTACTCGCTGGTTATCAGGTTTCTTTTCTGCGCCCTCATCAATCTCTTGACTTGGTTCGACTTCGATTGCTTCCTGATCTTGTGGACGTGCTTCTACCTCAGATAAATTCTGATCTTCTGACATTTTTTTCCTCTTGTTTTTGAGTAATCCGCATTAGTCTGAATGCGTACAGAGTGAATCCGCGAAGGCTGTCGCGTACAGTGAGTTATTTAACCGCTAACCACACGTTTTGCTTCCTCAGCCTTGATATAAGAATCAATCTTAATCTCCTCTGCCTCAGCCGCTTTCTTAGCTGCACTAGCAATCTTATCTGCCGTGCTTGCTTCATTCATTTGCGCTTTCGTTTCTTGCTCTTTAGCCATGCTTTGTAATAGCAGGGTATTAGCATCCACGCCTTGATTCTGTTGAGCTTGCGCCATGCCTTGCAAGAACTGTTGTTCTTCTTCGTTTTCAGGCTTAACAACGCCTTGAGCTAATAGCTCACGCCTTAACGCCGCCTTCGCATCTTCTGGTATTCCATCCTTTTGGAGTATCAACAAGCGAACCGCAATAGAGCGATAAGGGTCATCTGGGGCCATTAAACCAACGATGTCCTTTAGAGCTTCAAAGGTTTCTTCTTGTGCTGTCGCGTAGTCCGGTGATGTTCCAACCGATACCTCAAAACTACCTTTAGCTAAATCATTCATTCGCACAAACTGGCCGTTAAAACCAGCGTCAGAATTTAATGCAACCATCTCAGGTGCGCCTTGCTCGTTGATAATCCGCATCTTACGATTAGGTGTAGCTGAGTAAACTTCACGGGCCATTGATTGATACACAATGCCTACACGCTTTAAGAACTTATCAATATTGTCGTAAAGAAAATCAATGTTCATATCAGCACGTTTAAGCGCCGCATTAATCGCCTTACCACTTGCATTAGGGTCGATGGTGTCCTGTGGTGCGCCGCCTAAGCCTTGTAACAAGCTCTCGCGGGTCATCTGCACTAAGTTACCCAAAGCAGGGCTAACATTAGTACCAGGCAGCTTATCAACCGCGCCTAACGCCATTGGATTGCCTGAAGCATCCCTTACAGCGTCCAAAAGTAAATAAGGCTGCTGATGCCAGTTCTTAGACCATTGCGCCCGAATAGAAGGGTTTGCCACCTGTTCAGGATTTAGTATTAGTTTGTCATCGCTTGCGTGAGCCGCACTCTCAGCCGCTAGACCAAACGACATATTCATTAGTCTTTGCGCGTCCATCTTCTCGCGCACAATGCCTTGATAGAACTCTGAACCATCGACAATAGACCGAATGCCATACAACGGAACTACAGGTAAATGCCTGCCCACTATCTGGCGTGAATCTTCTAGAATCTCTGAACCTGAAAATACAGTACGCATGATTCGATCTTTAACAATCTTGCGCTTACGCAGATACTTGTAACCAAGCATTTCCAGTTCATCTTTATACGCATCCGTTAAATCCGCTTCTTTAGCGTGAAATATCGCATCTTCTACCCGCTCAGGATTGTGGTAGGTGTGCAACATTATCTGCTCACTCTCTACGTGATACCGAACCGCTACATACACAATGTCAGCCGTTCTCAAGAACCAGCTAAACGTGCTTCTGTCGTTAGGCTTGAACGTGCTAGGTGAGGCGTTAGGGTATAGCTTCTCGAAAGCATCACGGCTATGCGCTGATAGCATGGTCACATGCCTAGCGTCTGATTTATCCGCTCGTCTTGCCGAAGCATCCCAGACAACCATTGAATAGGCGTTAGGTATCTCAGTAAATACAATATTCTGCGCTGTATTGTCTGGGTCGCCTTCGTCCTCATATTCCGTGTTGAGAAGTATCGCACCGTAGCCACAACGGAGCATTTCATCAACTGCCGTGTCTATGCTGTCCTGACCGCCTGAGCGCTCCATATCGCGCCTAAATACGCCATCTAATAGAGTAGCTTGCTTTTCGTCTGTCGCTTCGTCAGCAGGCGAGAAATTAACGATTCTACGGTTAGCTCTCCATCTTGAAATTGCTCGCCTAACGTAATCAGAAACGTGATTTAACTCTGGCTTGGCTCTGTTCTCATAAGAATCTTCAAGCCACCCTTCCCACTGACCACCCGACACCGAACAGAATCTAAACTCCTCGTTCGCCATGTCGCGCACATCTTCCGAAGCCGCTAAATCGTCTACGAATTGTTTTTTATATTGTTCTAACATCAGAATGCTGAGTACCCTTGTGGTATTACTACGTCAATTTGTTTTACTGGTGGCCTAACCATTGCATCAAACAGCTCTGTAAAGCCCCAGATGGCTGCGTCTGCTCTATCCGGTGACTTAACGCCTTGATAGCCCTCACGACTAAACGCTAATAACTGATCCTCTAATTCTGGAAAATAGCCAACGTGATGAATCTTGCCCTGCTCATACAAAGCCGCTATTGGCTCTGCGCGAATGTGCTTACCCCTTGAGGCTCTCACTTCCTTATAATTAATATTAGGCTTGGCTGTCCTTACTACATGCTCAACCATTCCGCCGCCGTAATTAGATTCACCAATTACCGCATCTGCCTGATGCCTGTCGTATGCACTACCAACAACCTTGCCCCACTCGTTAGGGCTATGCCTTCCTGATAAGTCCTCGATTAAGTAGCCATGGCCATCAACACCTAAACCAACGACAACAATCCCAACCTCATCGCTGCGCGTGTCCTGATCGCCGCTACACCCGCTAGGGTCTACTGCCACCACTACGCGCTTAAAGTCTGGTATAGCGTCTTGTATGCGCCCCAGCAGCCTAGAACCAAGTAAGAAGTCATCACGCCATAGAGCGTTTTCGTCATCGTCTGCAAACTCGCCGTATAAGAAGCGTTTGCGTGACCGTTCTGGCAGACTCCGCAAAGTCTCTAGATAATCCTCATCAATGTTCTGCTTGTTATCTTCTGGGTTAATCCGAAAATAAGCATAGTCATCTTGGTTTAGTAAGTTGTTAGACTCAACATCAACCTTTGCAACAAACGTTCTATATGTCCAATGCCGCTTTGATGGTGGGTTAAAGTCGAAATAAAACTTATTCTTTAAGCTAGTCTTTTGAGCTAATCGCGTCTTACTCAATATGTAAGATGCGTATGGTATCTGACTGCACTCGTTGTAGTAGATCGTGGCAAATTCCATGCCTAGAATTTTCTCTGATCGCTCCTTATCATCTAAGCCAGCGAACCAAATCTCACTACCGTTAGGCAATGTTAGAAACCAATCTTGCTTGTCTAGTCTGCAACGCTCCCATAAACCAGGGTATGCGCATTTGATAACCTTTGGCAGCGTATCGAGTACGACAGAAGCCTTAACAGCGTTAAACCTGAATCTAAACACTACATGACGACTGCCCGCCGCCTTTAATGCCCTTGTGACAATCGCTAGAACAATTAGAAACGTCTTGCCGGAACGTGAACCGCCACCAATAGCTATGTGCTTTGCAGGGCTTATCAGTACATCAAGCGCCTCGTCTTGCTTATCAGTGAGACTAAACTTTGGCAACCTTGCCGCCTATCTGCAAAACCAAGTCACCCTCTTGCTTTACGTCTTGCTTGTCGTGCATTCCATGATTAGCCAGAACTAGCTTTGCAATGGTCGCGTTAAAGTCACCCTTGAGGCCGTTGTTTAGCGTTACATTCTTCTGCTTTGACTCAATCCGCGCTAACGTGTCCGATAATTGCTCGTAAGCATCGCCCCATAAGTAAATAGTTGATCGACTAACGTCTAAATATTCAGACAGCCCCTCTACGCTTGGTATCACATCACCGCAGTCTTGATAGCAAAAAAGATATGAGTCAGCCTTAGCCTGCATATCCTTATTGTACTTTGTCGGTCTACCCGCCATTAGTCACCCATTGCCAAGCTAATAAACTCTAGCTCATACTCTGCTTTGATTATCGAAAGTGCGCCACATACGTCTATGTATGTAACTTGCCCCTCCATTTCTTCTAGTAATCCACCAACCGCTTCCGCTATGCCCTGAACAGGTCTCGTTTGTGTTCTGTTCTCGCTTTGCTTGAGTTTTACTATTTCAGCCATAATGTAAATTACCCGCCCAATATCGTAAGTGGTAGCTTTTCCAGCCCCTGATAGGTGATGTTGTGGCGGGTTTATTCTGTATCCCGATATGGAATAAAAAAAGCCCCACCAAAATTAATGAGTGAGGCTTATTGTGTTCTGTGGGCGCAATACTCAACCCTAGCGCCCTTTATACACTGGATGGACATACAGTTCAAGCATTATTTACAAATAAATGCAAGTTTTTTTGATCATATCCCGCCCCTCGCTATAAACTCATCTTGAGCCTTCGCTAATTGCCTGTCATACGTCCGACGACATACACCGCACGCCTCTATGTATTTAGCCATTATTCTGGCTTTGTAGTGCCGGTCTGTCTCGCTATCATTCTGCCTTAGCTTGCCATACAAGACGCTCATTGAGTCCATGCGGCTTATGTAATGCCTAAGTATAAATTGGTAGTTAAACGGTTTTAGAGATGCAATAACGCCTGTAATTCGATTACCATCATCCTCCGCAAAGCTGAACCCGCTACGTTTGGACGGTGCGCCATGTGGTGAGCCTGTTAGTTTCTTGATCTCTAGCAAGTCCGACCGCCTGTATTGCCTGGCCCACGCCTTAAGCGTTGCGTCTGCCCTCTTAGATAATCTTTGACCTTTGCCGCGCACAATTACATTAGGCTGTATCTCTGCTTCGATTGTCTTACCCATTACTCACCCCCTGAAACATCGGCCAAATGATCGGCCAAATGGGTCACTTCCCTGCCTAAGACCTTATTGAGTAGCCCTCCAGAAAATA